TGCCTCTCCAGAGTTGATCGCTAGTGCCCTGGCGCGAATCAGGGTGTCGAGGCCTTTAGCGTCGAGCACTTGTTTGTAGGGAAGGCGAGTCTTGCTGGCGTGGTCCAACACCTCATTCCGTTCAGCGTGGTAGGTCCGCACCCTCTCATCCGTAGCCCTATACCGCTCCGCATCCTCTCGGTACAGCTCCACTACCCGCGCCCGACACACCGCGAGCGCATCCCGCTTATTGCGCTCTCGCGAGCGACTGCCGGTCCCCTGGGCCTGTATACCTGTTGCTATGTGGGTTACACGACAACAATTCTGGTGCTTATTCCGGTGCTGCCCTCCCCTGCCCGTGCCGGAGAACCACTCGAGGTGAAAGTCCGCCTCTCCGAGTCCTACCCTCTCTGGGAGCTTATTTCTCGTCCTCTTTACCATCAGTTGCCGCCCCTATAACTCGTCCCAGGATTTTGTATATCAACCCCTCTGCCCCATCCTTTGGGTTATGTGCAACCGTACTTTTGTGTAGGGCTTGCTGCTGCTGCTCCCCCTCCTTGGCATTAACGCGGTATACTTCATACACATATACTACATCCCCGTCTTTGCCCACAATCCCCGTATTGTGGCAGTACACGTGTACTGCCAGGCACCCATTTACTTTGATCTCTGCTGTTAGCATCCCTCTAACCTCTTCTCAAAGTCATTTAACACCTGGCGTTTCTTTGTAAGCTGCTGCTGTATTTTCTCTACTTGTTCTTCCTCCTTCTCTTTTCGTTTTCTCAGCTCTAACCTATCCACCACTTTCTCCACCTGCCGCACCATCCGCCGCAGGTGCCGCCGTTGCCGCCGCCGCTTGTTCTCCTCCCGCTGCCCCCGCGCTTGGTACGCCTTACACCAGGCGCGGTTTCTGCTGAGTTTGCCCATACCTCAATCTCCCTTGGTTGCCGGTTGTTAATTATAACATAGGTAAAGGCGGGGGCAATAAGGGGGTTGAGGTTGCAAAGCAAATAATTGTATGGCTTACTAGATATAGCTTTTTAAACTCGCTCGCGACACACAGAGGCGCTGTTAGAGATATGCCAGACAATAACCCCAGTATTGAGATTGTTAGCGATCTGAAGTTCAAAGACGCCCTCAAAGCCGGCGACCCGCCGACGGGGCTAGGGTTGAGGAAGGGGTGGACATGTGATGAAGTCCGAACCATCGACACAGAGAAGCGTATCATCGATTTTATCATTAGCACGGATGCGGTTGACCGTATGTTTGATACGGTTGCGGTTGATGGTTGGGAGCTGACAGCATTCAAGAAAAACCCAGTTGTCTTGTTCGCCCACGACCATGCACAGCCCCCAATTGCAAAGGCGAAGAGCGTTAAGGTTGATGAGATAAAGAAGGGGAAAAAGGCGCTGGTGTCCCGGGCGGAGTTTATGTCGGAGGAGATTAGTCCTTTCGCTTTTTCCATCTTCCGCATGTTTGTTGAGGGGTTTATGAAGGCTACCTCTGTGGGGTTTGTGCCGTTGGAGTTTAAGTTTGCTGAGGGCGAAGACAGACCCTTTGGTATTGACTTTATCAAGCAGGAGCTAATTGAGTTTAGCGCTGTACCTGTGCCTGCTAACCCGGAGGCGTTGGTAGATGCGAGGAGTAAGGGCATTAACACCATCCCGCTGCGAGATTGGGCAGCGCAGACGCTTGATGAGTATGAGTTACACGAGCGGAGTGGACTGGTAATGGCCAAAAAGACCATCGAGCAGCTCCGCAAGCACGCCGACCCCACGGGGCGGAAGGTTTTTAACATCACTAAGGCTGACCAGCGCCGTTTAGCGAAGGAGAACTTAGAGCGGATGTTGAGAGAGAAGCAGGCCGAGGAGTCCGAAATGTCAGAGCAAGAGCATCCGCAAGTAATCATGTCGTGGGATACAGCACACCCGAAGGGCACTGAGTGCGCACCTGTTACCCAGGGTTGGGAGCAGGGAGAGGGTGGACGGCAGTTGAGTGTCGCTACTGAGGACACGAAGTCGGAAATGTGTTTGTGGAAGGATGAAAATGGACCTGCCTTAATCCACCACACCGCCGAGGGGCAGGTGGTGTTGCAAGCGGTGGCACAGATTGCTGCTACGGCACTGCCGTTGATGGAGTTGGACGGTAGTCTGGACAAGGAGCAGCTTGATGCTGCGAAAGAGCACTTGACTAACCACTACCATCAGTTTGATTTAGAGGCGCCGTGGGCTGAGGAGGCGGCTTGGACTGAGTACCTTGACGCCATCAAGGGTGCCGAGGGCGACGACATCAAGAGGTGCTTTGATAAGTTGTTTGGAACGGTGCTGTCCGATGCTGCGTGTTTGTCCGTGTTAGGGGTTGAGGTGAGGGGAGAAGAGGTTGAGGAGCCCAGCGAAGAGGTTGATGAAACCACCGAAGGTGGTGACGATGATGAAGGCGTTGATATGAATACCTCTGCCAATGGTAAGTCGGTGGATGAGCCGGCTGAAGAGGTAGAAACCGTAGACGTAGAAGACGAGGAAGAGCGTGCGTTCGATCCTGTCTGCGTTACGGAGGCATTGATTGAAGATATTGACAGGGTTTTGGAGGCTATTACCAATGAGGTAATGGATTTGGATGCCTTAAAAGCCAACCGTCCGCAGAGGCGTCTTTTGCGATCGTTGAGGGACAATACGGCTGAGCTGTCTCAAGTGCTTAACTCAGCGCTTGATGAGGAAAAAGATGTCGCCGATAGAGTTGCCTCTGCTGATACAATTGACATAGACTTTGATGAATCCGATAGTGATGATGTTGGAGATGAGAACAACGGCTACGAAGAGCTGTTAATGGATGTACTCCAGCAGGACCTACCGGCGCTTGTTGAAGAAGAGCTAAAGAAGCACATCAACAAGATGAGAGGTAAGGTTGATTGATAGTACGAGTTGCCCTCTCCCTCAAAAGGATTGGGCAATTACTTGAGGTAATTTAAGATGCCTAAGATGACGAGAGAAGAGTTGCAGAGCATGGTTAAGTCGGCAGTGAATGAGACTGTCGCAGACGCCATGAATCCGCTACTTGAATCACAGAAGCAGTGGGCTGATGAGTTTCGGCAGCAGCACAGCACCTCTACCCCCGCCCGCAAGGAGTATAAGGATGAGGGGATTGGCGCTGCACGTCTGGTACGTGCACTAGCGGCCGCGAAGGGTGACATTAACCGCGCGGCGGCATGGGCCGAGAGGGCTGCCAATGAGACTTGGAAGGACGAGCTGGGACATGCGGTTGTGAAGTCCCTACAGGCTGGTGACCTAGGGGCCGGTGGCTTTTTGGTACAGCCTGAGTTTGCCTCTGGGGTCATTGAGTTTTTGTACAACCGATCTGTAGTCCGTCGGGCTAACCCCCAGGTGCTGCCCATGAATAGCGGCTCGCTTACCCTCCCCAAACACACGGGTAGCGTGGCGGCTAACTATGTTGGGGAGTCGCAGGCCATCCCGACCTCCGAGCCGAGTGGCGGCCAGATTGTGATGACGGCCAAGAAGCTAACCGCACTTGTGCCTGTTAGTAACGACCTGCTGCGCTTCGACGCCGGTGATAGCGCTGACCGTTGGGTCAGGAATGACATTGTGCGCAGGATTGCCGTCCGAGAGGACTCTGCCTTTTTGCGTGATGATGGTACGGAGAACAAGCCGAAGGGTCTGCGTTTTTGGGCCGCTAGCGGTAATGTTACTGCTAGTAATGGCACCACCTCCGCCCAGGTTGAGCAGGACGTGCGTGATCTGATTGACTCGCTGGAGCAGAGCAACGTCAGCGTTGACCGGGTTGCGATCTTTATGAATCCGCGTAGTAAGAACTTCCTTGTCACGCTGCGTGAGGGTAACGGTGGAGAGCTGATCTTCCCCGAAATCCGTGGAGCTAACCCGCGAATCTTTGACTTCCCCGTATTTGTCACCAACAACATCCCCAAGAATCTTGGTGGTGGCACCAATGAGTCTGAGATTTACTTTGTAAATATGGAAGACGTGATCATTGGTGAGTCTGGTGGCATGGAGATTGAGGTTGATGCGTCCGCTAGTTACACTGAGGGCGGTAGCCTCGTATCCGCTTTTGAGCGGGATGAGACGCTTGTCCGCGCGATTACCCACCACGATTTTGCCGTGGCACACGAGGAAGGTGTGGCCATCAAGACCGGCGTTACGTGGGGTGCTTAATTGAGTAACAATCGAGTGGTTGTGGGGGCTTGATAGCCCCCACCTCCTCTCACTTTTGTGAGGTAAAATGAAATGACTTGGAATCAGAGAGACATTGGCGCACAGATTGTTACCAAGAATGCGTTCAACCCCGTTACGCTAACTGCTGGCTCGGGCGCCGATGGTTCAGAGCAAACGGGGGTCACCATTGACCGTGGTAACACTACGCCTGGCAACCAGTTGTTTTTGAGTGGCAAGGTGAGCATCCCCGTCAGCTACTCCCTGGGCGCCAATGAGACGGTGACCATTGTGAGTAACGTCGAGCATGCAGACCCTGGTGGTAGTTTTGCTGATGTTACTGATAAGGATGGCAACGCCTCGGTGACTAAGGTGTTTGGCTCCACCTCTGCGGGCTCTGCCCAGACGGGTGATGAGGTGCTGGAGTATGACCTGGACGTGGGTAAGCTGAAGCAGCGCGTACGCGTGATGCTAACGGCTACGTTTAGTGCTGCGTCTTCGGATGATGCCGATATTGCTGGTGTGCTGATCCTGGGCGGGTCTGATAACACGCCTGCTGCGTAGTAACAAAAACCTGTAGAGGGTGGTATTGCTATTACTACCCTTTGCCTTTGCCTAGAAAGGGAGAACCTATGGGCAAGCGTATACAGTCTGTAAGCAGGGAGCGGACAACATCCTCCTGCACTCCCGCCGCCCGCAACGTCCGCTCCCTGCTTCTTTTTTCCTGCTACATCATCATTCCACACACTACGCTGCCGCAGCAGCGGTGCGAGAGGGCACTAGCATGAATGTTAACAAGGCAAGAAACCACGCTATTCGACAAATACGCAGCACCGCCTTCCACCACGAGCCCTATACGCATCTTGTTGTGGATAACCTATTCCCCGACTGGTATTACAACCTGATGCTGGAGAACTTCCCTCAGTGGGGCGAGATGTATCAAGCTACTGACTACTCAAAGCAGCTCGACTTAGTGCTAGACCCTGGGGTAGTGGAGTTTGCGGATGGGGCGGCGAAGTATGATCGCTACTTGCGAGACCCCAAGTTGCTGTTTTGGGATGCCTTTAAGGCAACGTTCTTTGCAGATAAATTTAAGAACGCGCTGCTGGCTAAATTTGATGGACAGGTGACGGGAGACACTGGCAGCTCCTACCTAGTCGGCCGCTTAGCTATTGAGCGTGCGGGCGCAGGGTTGGGACCGCACCGAGACCGCATTGATAAGCAGATAAGCATTGTTATCTACGTCGATGACAGGTATGGCCCTGTTAAAGCTAAGAACTGCGGCACAGACGTGCTCACAAAGCGAGGGGACTTTACTGCTGATGACCGGCATTACAGCTTCGATGACTTTGATGTGCACCACACCATAGAGTATAAGCCCAATAGGATGGTGGCGTGGGCGACGAGCCGCGACCCAGCACGCGGAGAGTCGTTCCACGCCTACCGTGTGGAGGGTAGTCAGGATAGGCGGACGTTGAAGATGTTTGTGTTGCAGGACATGCCCGTGGAGGTAGTACGCGAGCACATAGCTTCAACCAAACAATATGCAAACGATTGGAGAAACCAGGAGGAGTTGGAAAACGATGAATACGGAACAACCGAAGAGTCTTGAGGGAAAATTAGCCTATAGAAAAGTAGCCCTGGTAGGTAGTGCTAGTAGCTCTCTGGGCCAAACGCCGTGGGATGATGAATCTTTTGAGATTTGGGGCTTAGCGTGGCGTAGTCTGAAGCGGGCAGATAGGGTTTTTGATCTGCACCCAGTAAATGAAGACCGGAAGAGGGTACCTGGAAATTATGTAGAGCATTTGAATGCCTACCAATGTCCAGTGTATTTGCAGAGTAAGCACCCAGAGGTGCCCAATAGTGTGACCTACCCGTTGCAGGAGGTGAAGGAGTTTCTGCAAAGCGCTGATCCAAATGCAGATCCGAACTATTTTGTCTCTTCCATTGCCTACATGTTGGCGTTGGCAATGTATGAGGCTGTGGATGCGATATACCTTTATGGCATCGACCTTATCGATGAGGAAGAGTATGCACATCAACGGCCCAATACCGAGTACTTAATCGGCTTAGCAAGGGGGCTGGGCATTAGGGTGTATATACCGGAGCAGTCTGCGCTGACGAAATATACCCATATGTATGGGTATGAGCAGTCTGTGAATGAGGGTATTATTACCGAGAAGATACTCGAGGAGCGAATGAGTCAATATAAACAGCGTATGGAGCGGGCGTTAGCAGAGGCCCATACCTGTGACGGGGCGATGCAAGAGTGCAAGGGGCTGATTACCATATTGAAACACTACAGACGAGGACAAAAAACAGATGCAAGCAGTTAAATTCAAGCAGTCTAAATCACCTTACAATGCGGGTGAAATCGCTGGATTTCCAGACGATATAGCACGTATCCTGGTCATGAACGGTATTGCTGAGGCTATAGATGCAGAGGGTGCAAAGGATAAGGACTTCAAGGGCATGTCTTGGTTTGAGCTACGGGCCGTGGTGAAGAGGATGACCGGCGAGGCGCCGAAGAATAAGCGCGAGGCGATGAGTATTTTGCAGCGTGCTGGGAAGATTTGAATAGAAACCAACTATTGAGGGTATTAAAGTGACAGGAACGCATACGATGACTTTCCGCCTCCACGACGGTACTACGTTGAGTATCTCGTGGGAGGGCCCAGATACACAGAAAGTGAAGACGTGGTGGGTGTTGGACGATGTTAATGGCAATCCACGACCTGTGGATACTGCGGTGCAGACATTTGATCCAAACCCTGAGAGTACGAGTCCGTAAAACTAACAAAAGGATTAAATGATTGTATGGCTATCGTTGAATCCAAAGTCTACCGCGTGCGCGTGCTGGCGGGCGCGAGTGGTGGGCGTAGTTGTCGAGCAGCTGAGATGAGGTCGTAACGGATGGCATTACCCTACCGAGTCGCGATCGATGCGAGCAATCAGCCTACAGCCGCACAGAACTACGAGCACGGGTCTACGCCGCTAACTGGCATGGTGGACCCGGCGTCGTCTCTCGTCGATGGCGAGGCGTATATCTTACTGGCGGAGGAGGCGGATGGTGACGGTGCACCCGCCGGTGCATGGGAGATCTGTCGCGCGATATGGAATAACGCCGCTACGGATAATTTTGGCTCACGCACGCTTCGCGATAGCAGCACCGGCTCGCTCATCGATTGGTCTTCTGGCGGCGTGGATGCGACACCACGGCTTCGGGTGCTAGATCGCGATCCAATTTTGCACGACGAGACTATATCGGCTGGTTCGGCGGGGATGCGGCCTTCCTGTCAAAGGCGCCTGTCGGGGCCCGCGCCGAGGCGATGATGAAGGACAAGCAGGCCGGGATCGACGCCGCGCAGGGTGAGCCGCTCGCCTTCGAGCTCGACGCTCTCCGCGTTCTGGACGAAGAGCCAGCTGGCCTCGCCGCCGGTCGAGGCGCATGCCGTGCAGAGGAGGAGGAGCGGGAGGATGCGTTTCATGCGGACCCCTTCTGCCAGAGCGCGCAGACGGCGCCCGCGGGGTCGCGGATGACGGCGATCTTGCCGTGCTCCCCCATCGCGCGCGACGGCACGACGACGCTGCCGCCGTTTTCCTCGCACGCGCGGACGCTCTCGTCCACGTCGGCGACCGTGATGTAGAGCAGCCACTGC